GATGTGTTTTAACACCCTTAATATTTTGAACCCAATTGGCGAAATTATGTGCCTTATCAATTGTTGCCGATAACATTATTAATTTAATTTTTGGTGGTAATAGAATTAAACATTCTTCCCAAACCTTTCCGCGTTCATTATCATTTATATAATGAACTTCATCAAATACGACAGTATCTACGTCATTATATACATCAATTTCTACTGATAATTCTTGTCCTTCAACTTTAATATTTTTATTGTATAAAAGATTTCTTAGAATCTCCGTTGTCATAATTATACAATCTGCGTCTGGTTGAAATTTAATATCACCAGTCATGATACCAACTTTAATCTGGGGAAACTTTTTAGTAAATTCATGAAATTTCTGATTTGATAATGATTTAATTGGTGATGTATAAATTATTTTTTTACCACTTTTAATACTTTCTAGTATACCAAACTCTGCAACTAATGTTTTGCCACTACCAGTATGTGCTGTAACTAATACATTTTCTTTATTTATATTTGCTTTCATTGATTTCATCTGCCATTCATCTAGTTTAAAAGGATAATTACTTTGAATTTCATTCTCAATATTATTTGTTATAACTTCCATTAATATTAAATTAAATATTATTTATAAATATTATTTAATCAATATTCAATTTTTAATATTATAATATATTATATAATGCAACCACATTATTACAAAATAATTAAACTTTTATTATGTAGAATTAAAAATTTAGAAAAAAAACACGGTATAAAAGAGTGTTTTAAACTAAAACAGGGGCATGATGTTTGGTATTATTTAAATCATTTAGAAAAAAGATTAAGGAATTTATCTAAAAAAAAAGGAATTAATTATTGTCATAAAAAGAAAGTAAAACAAAATAGTCCTAGTCATTTTGTTAATTACTTGTTCGGATATGCTGGCGCTGTTGAAACAAATACACCATCACCATTAGATAAATTATATATTTGTATTAAACCAGAAGATAAATTTATTAATGATTTTAAGGATAGTTCTATATATAAATATTTTACTTTAGTACTTAATGGTAAAATTGATACAGCAGATAAAGATTGGGAAGAATTATCAAATTGGAGTTGTACAAATAAATTTAATAATTGTGCAAATTTTAGTGAAAGAGCATATTTTTTAAATAATAATTCAAATTATCAATTATGGCTACCAAGTATAAATTGTAATTGTGATAAAAAAAAATGTAATAATGGTATCGATAGCGATTGTTCTTCAGATTATGAAGTAATTTCTCTTGATGGATTAGGTACTAATAAAAATAGAATATCTATTGAATCACAAGGAGGTTATCCTAATTTTATATTAAATAGTGCTAGTGGTGATTTTCCAATAAATATTACAAAAACTACATGTAAAATAAGTTGTAATATCATACACGAAGAAACTGGATATGAATATAAATGTAATGTAAAATTTATTGATGTAAATGATAAAAATATTAATTGTTCAGATATGCAAAATCCAAAATATAATTTTAAAATTAATGATGTTAATATTAAATCTGATAGTATACAAATTAATTATTGTGAAGGATATAATGAATGTTGGAATGTTTTTTATCTTGATAATAATATTAATAAAACAATTCCATATAAAGATGGTAAAAATATTAATATAATAGCTATTACAAATGAAGGTGCAGCAGGAGAAAACGGCAAAAACAGTTGTACTCTACCGGGTAGAGGATTGGGTTGTGGTGATACTATAACTGGTGGAAAAGGGGGTAATGGAGGAAATGCATCTGCAATTAATATTAGAGTAGAAGATAATAATGAAATAACATATAAATATGATCAGAATAAATTAATAATTACACATGATAAAAATATATATACTTTAACAAAAGGTGAAAAAGGTGAAAAAGGTTCAGATGTATCGGGTTTGGGTTGTCCGATTGCAAGGGACTGCATCCGTGGTGAGAAAGGAAAAAATGGTACTAATGGACTTGTTACTTGTGTACCTAATAATTGTAATACAGATGATATTATATCAAATAGTAGTAGTAATACTTTTGACAAAGCCAGTGAGTTATGGTGTGATAATTTTCCAAAAAATATTAAAAAAGAAAAATCTTTTATAGCTTATAGATATTATTAATTACCTTTTATCTAATAAAATAATCTAAAATATAATTATTATATTTTATATTGTAAAATTTATAATTTTAAACATATGGGATGTATTGTGGAAAATCACTTTCGTAAATATTTACACGATATCTACCCTTTCTACCTGGAATTTTTACTTCATCGTTATTCCCAAGTTCTTCGTTATTTCTTGATGGTACTGGTATCTTTACACCATAACGACCCATTGTAGTATAGTATTCCCATTTTGATCCATTTGGATATTTCATTCTACCAAATAAGGGATACATTTGATTCTCGTCTCCAAATATTTTTGAAATAACACCAACCTGTTGTGGTTCTCCCAATGGACCACGTGTTCTAATATTAATTGGTGCAATATTGTCATTACTGATATTTATTGGTGGCATTGGATTTGACAATGCTACTTGTGTGCCACCTAAGCATGGTCCCATCCTACCACCACATCCCATTGCAACCGGTGGGTAACTCATATTAGGATACCAGCTTTGATCATAAAATGGTTGACTTCTGTATGGATACCTTAATGGATTATAAACGCGGTCTAATGCATTTAATTGTTTAGGTGATCTTACTATTGTTTGATCTGGAACAACGTGTCTCATCATTATTGGAACAGGAGGATTAATTATCTGTTGATTATTATTGTTAATTTCATTCAACATTAATTGATTATCTTGCATATTATTAGGTGATTTATAATGTGAATATAATATCATAATTAATGCAGTAGTTAAACAAAATAATAATATTGTAGTTTTAGTTTTCTTTTTCATCACTATATTATAATATGATATTTTAATGTATATTATATTATAAAATTTACGATAATTATTAATTTTACTCTTAATGAAATAAATCAGGTTGGCAACATAATTGACAATTATTACTTCCATCTGGATTTCCAAATTCAACAGAAGGTGTTGATGTATAACCCTCTCCTGAACTAATAATATCAATAAATTGTAGTGATCCTCTATCATCTAATACTGCATTTGTTTTACAACCATATCCACCACCACCTATAATATTTACCTTTGGTGTTGTTTTATAACCTTTTCCTTTATTAACTATATGAACTTTTTCAATTTGTCCATATTCATTTACAACCGCAATAGCTTTTGCTTTATCAACATTTGCAACACCATTACATGATAAATTTATACCATTTATACCTGATAAACCAATATTTGCACCAGTAAAAACAGGATAATCAGATGGACATTGATCACCACTAAAAAATTTACACTTACCTTCTTTCATTAGTTGATATTCAAATCCTTTTCTTTCTGGTAAAATAGGTCCTTGTTTTTGAAATTTTGCATTTAATTTAGGAACAGTAGATGCATGTTGTGTTTTTTTATGTACATTTTCTGTCAATAAATTTAAATTATGTAATTTTTGTTTATTCTGTTCTAATAACTGTTTTGTAGTTAAAGATGAATTTAAATCTGCTTGTGTATTTTCATTATTACTTATACCAGATGTTGTACCAGATAAAAAACTATCAATTGAGTTACCTATCTGTTTTCTAGATTCATTATTTTTTGAATTCTGTTCAAACTTTTCTAAAATATGAACTGGTGCCGTAGCTAATAATTGATTATCTAATGTTTTTTTAAAAAATCTTCTATTCTTCCAATAAGGATCTTGATAATTTGATGGAAAGAATTCATTTACATAATTCTTTTGTGAACATAACAATGTTAATATAATAATAATAACTAAACCTAATAACAATAATTTTCTGTCCATTATATAAATAGTATACATTTTAATTTTTAATGAAATTAAATACAAATTGTTTTATTTGTACATTTTAATTTTTAATGAAATTAAATACAAATTGTTTTATTTGTACATTTTAATTTTTAATGAAATACAAATTGTTTTTAAAGACCTTCAATATCTTCTAATGATATAATTTCTGGATTATCATTTTCATCTGTATTATCTTCTTCTTTATTGTCATCTTTTTCTTGCTCTGCATTTTTACTAAATAATCTTAACTGATTTACCATGGGGCTTTCTTCGTCATCTTGTTCGTCATCTTGTTCGTCATCTTGTTCATCATCTTGTTCGTCATCTTGTTCGTCATCTTGTTCGTCATCTTGTTCGTTATCTTGTTCGTCATCTTTAATTTCTTTATCTATTTCTAATTCTATATTGGATTTCTCAATCTTCATACTAATATTTTTGATAAATGTTTTATCATCATCATTTTTATTATTTGGATTAAAAAATCTACTGTATGATATTTCATTATTTTTTATAATTTTAATAAAGTAGTATTCTTCCTTATTATATTCAAAACATATGCATGGTAATTTTCCACTATGAATAATAATTTTTCCACTAATATTATAACCTTTATTACCATAAACTTCATAAGTATACAATTCTCTATTATCAAAATTTTTAATTTTAATTATTGCAATCTTATCATTAATTATTTCTATATTAATCATTAATAATAAATATTATTAATGAATTTTTTAAATGGTTTATTTAATATTAAACCAAGAGCTATTATTTTTCTTTACATTCTTATTATTTTTTTTCATATTATTTGAATCATTTAAAAAATAATTTAAATTATTATAAAAATCTTTGTTACCGTGCATTTCGTTAATAACATTATTTATGTATTCTTTTTGTTTTTCTGGTGATATTTCAAATGATTCATTAATCTTTTTTATATAATTCATTAATTTTTGTACAGTTAGTTTCATTTTTTCCTTATCTTTTAATCTAATTTGTTTAATTTCATCATGAATTTTCATTTTATTATCTTCTATATATTTAATATTATTTAATAATTTTTTTAAACTTTTTTTTATATCTGTTGGTGATAAATTAGAATTTTGAACTACATCTACAACCATATTAACTCTATCATTTTTTAAATTTGTGTAATTTGGTTTTATGTTATCATTGATTTTATTCATATATATTTATCATACATAATAAGTTTGAATAAGTGATAAATTACCTAATAATTATAATATGAGAATATTTAAAATTCTATTGATATTATTAATATTAATTTTTATCTATTATTTTATAAAACCAAAGAAACATGATTTTTGGGACAAACAACTTGTCAATAGATCAAACATAAATAATAATAAAATGATTACAGAACCAACTAAATTTAAAATTGATAAAAATTTAATTAATGAAAATTGGAAAAAAGCAGATTTAAAAAAACTAATTAAATTTATAAATAAAAATTACAATGATGATCAAATCTATCAAAAAAAATATTTTAATTGGATTTTAAAAAGTCCACACAATCATATACAATATTTAGATAATGTTGATCGAAATAATTTTAATGTTTGTTTAGTAAAAAAAAATAATATACTTGGCTCAATTACTGGAAGACCGATTGTATTATCAATCAATAATAAAATTAAACGAGCACTATATGTTGATTTATTGTGTGTTCATAAAAAACTTAGAAATAAAAGATATGCACCAAAATTGATTTCTAAAATGATTGAATTGTTAAAAACAAATAATATAGAGCTGGCCATTTTTAATATAGACCAAAAACAATTACCATTCAATCATATTGGATCAATACAATATTATTATATAAAATTAAATGATATAATTCAAGATCAAAATAAAAGTATAAATATATTTGAACTAAATAAAAATAATTGTTCAGATGCTTTTGAATATTATAATAATATTATAAAAACTAATAAATTATTCCAATTAATAAATTTAGATGAATTTATATATTATTTTAAGCCCAGAAATGATTTAGTAAAAACTTTTATTGCACGGGATATAAATAATAAAATTATTGGATTTTCTTCATTTACAATAACATACTACAGATATAATAATGAAATTCTTAAAAATATAGAATTAATAAATTATTTTTATTTAAATAATAATTATGATTTTTTTGAAGAATTAATTAAAATTTTTAAAAAAGAAGAATTTAGATATATTATAATTCCAAATAATTACACTTATCAAAAATTGATTGATAAGTACAATTTATCTAAATGTCAAAAAACATATTATTACTTTTATAATTATAATTTAAAATTAGATGTTAAAGATATTTGTTTAAATTTTCCTTGAAAATTATAAATTTATATTTGCAGAAAATCCTTTAATATTATATTGAGATCGTGGTGCTAAATTTAGATCTGCAGCTTGTTTAGGTGGTGGAAGTGGGTATTTTGGGATATATCTTAGATTTTCTGGTTTAAGAATCAAAGGTTTATCTTTGAATTGACATATATAATTCATTAATATATCTTTATTTGAATCATTACAATTTTTATTTACAGTATTACATAATTGATAATTCATAAAGACAAATTGACATCCATGTTCCCAATTAGTTTTAAAACCAATATTAAACATAGATATTCCACTCTTTAAAATATTAGAAGAACTATTAATTTGTTCAGGAAAAACTGCACTCATATAACTTTTATTATGATCTATTGCATTCTGGTGGATAAAATTTATATTTTTTATTGTTTGGTTTCTCTTTAATGTATATAGTTTAAAATATTCATAATCTTTATTTATTTTACCATGTATTATATTTTTCAATTTGGTTGATGTTACTATTGGTTTATTAATTAATATAGATATTTTACCAGAATTACCAATTATCATTTCACTCATTGGTATATCTCCAAAATGTTTTGCATCTTTTGTATTATTTGAATTATATATACTATATTTATTTGAAACAATATTATTCAATGTAAAAATATCTACTATATTATTGTATAGATTGTCAAGTAATATATTTCCCAAATCGTCTTTTGCATTAAATTCAAAATATATTACTAATGGATAACTTTTATTTCTATATTTATTTATTGTAGTTAATACATCAGATACAGGCATATTAGTATTATTTATATTATTTTTCATACCTATAACTAAATTCATGTTATCATAATCAATGAAAACAGGTAAATGCAAAACTTTTGCACCTAATTCCAATACTCTCTGCACTGAATATTCCATAGTACCTCCAAAATTAGCACCATCTATTGAACAAGTATTATAAGAACATGGCCAATAATAATCTCTTGCATATAAATTACATATACTACCTTTATCGGGTGTACAAATAAATTTTTTCTTATTAACCTTTTCATAATTATTTTTATAATCATGATTAACATAAGTTGTTTCTATTAATCCAGGTTGATTTATTATTTTATATGATGGATCACATCTTTCATTAAATAATTCTTTATTTATTGTATTTCTTACTTCTATGGTAAACTTATTATATGTATATGATTTTAAAACCATAAAAACAATCATCATTATTATTAGAACAAAAATAGTTTCAAACCATATTTTCTTCTTTCCAATAATTGTTGTTTTAATTTTCAGGACCAACATAAAGGCAGCGGAGGCGGCGGAGGAGGCGGTGCGGGCCGTAAGAAATTTATTTAAGTTATTATTATCTGATTTACTCATCATACTTTTAAGTTCATAATCAAACCCTTGTATAAAAAAGAATAATCCAAATAACACTGAAATAGATAGTGTTAATCTTAAAAATGTATTAAAAACATCTGAATAATTAATGAAAATATTATCTTCTTTTGTTTCTTTTGCTAAATCAATTGCTAAATTTATAAATAATAATATTAACCATAATAGATATAAACAAATAATAATTTTTAAAGGTGTTTGTAAATAATATAAAGCAGTTTTTACAATATTTAAATCAACAAATAAAAATAATAGTATTGAAAATATGAATAATTTTTTAAATGCAAAACTACTCCAGTCTCTTATGGTTTTAGTTTGAAATGGATCAATATTTTTAAAAAAAGTATTAACATATTTATTAAATCCAACTAATAATCCACTTATTAAGGCACCAATACTACCACCAATAATTCCGAAAATAAGTATACTATGTTCACTATAATTTCCTAATAAATCATTTATTCTACAATCTTTTAATTCAAATGAAATAAATATACCAATACAAACACCTAATATAATTGGTAATAATATTTCAGTACCTAATTGTATATCATTGACTGGTCCATCATTTATATTACCTTTAAATAAATCAAATGGTTTATTATCTATCTCAGATCTTTCCATGCAAATACTATCAGCTGGACAAATACAATCTTCTGAATTTGACATTCTCTTACTTTATACTAATAAAATATTTTAGTATAAAATATTTAAAATAAGATTATTTATTTAGTGTTATATAAACATTATGTAAAATAATGTATTATATTATCATGGTATTTCTTTGGAATAAAATTATGTAAATATTCCATTCTCTCTTTTGTTTTTTCTGAATCTAATAATTTTTTATTTATCTTTATGACAGAATCTTTTAAAGTTTTATATATTAATTCATAATGTTGTGAATCATTTTGTGAATTTCTAACTATATTAAGAAGTATATCTCTGTAAATAGAATTTATATTTGCACATGCTTGTATCCTAACGCTGTATTTTTTTACTAATGGTTTATTCCAATCACACTTTTCTTTAATAATATACATTGCATTAAAAATTAAATTTTTTCGACTTGTTTTTGATCCAACTTTATAATCTAATACAAATAATAAAAATATTGAGCTAATCTCTTGTAAAATTATTTTATTTTTTTCTTTTGCTACATCCAATATAACAAGCCATAATAGCCAAATCCAATCTTTTGAATGTTTACTAGAAATGTTATCTATTTTTCTTTCTTTACAATCAAAATTAATTTTATTTTTTTTTTTAAATTTTTCTAATTTTACTAACCACAAATACCAATATATCGCATTTCTAAGTGGTGTATTCGTTTTTTTTAAATAATATGCAATTTCATTAATTGCAATTTTTACTTCCGTTTGATCATAATCAGACATATGATGTCCAATTAAAAAATCTTTCATAACTATATTTTTTGATATATTCTTATTTAAAAAATCATCGTCATATACAACTGGTAAACTTTTGAATCTTTTTTTATCTTTATCATGCATACATAATATTACAGATACATCAGCAATAATATTTCTTATTTCTTGGTTATTTCTTATTTCTATTTTTTTAATAAATAAATTCTCAATTTTTTTGTATTTTTGATAATTAAATAATAACCATGAAAATATTTTCGGATTATTAATATAATTTGAAGATATTTCTAAAATGATATCCCATATCATATTCCCACATCCAGATGCAAGTAATTCTGCTGATAAATCACATGTTTTAACAATATCATTTTTTAAAATAGATTTGTTTAATTCCTTTTTAATTTCAGATTTTTTATAACCACTTGCGGTCGCCTGACCAAGTTGTTTTTTATCTCTATTATCCAATACACAGAAATTTATTGGAACATTCATATAATAATATATTTTAATTATACTTTAAATAATAAAAAATGATTTAATATTATTTAAATAGTATAATAAAAGGAATAGATTAGAAATATATTATAAATTAATAATGATAGGAATAATCAATATTAAAAATAGAAAATATACATTGGCAGATATAATTGAAAGTAGTAACAGTAATAATATTATTACAATAGAGAATTTTAATAATATAGGTAAGTGTTTTAATGGTGATATGGTTGAATTATCAGATGATTTGAAATCAATAAAAAAAGTAATAAAATCAAATATTAATAATAAAGTAATTTCTGGGATATTAGTTATTAAATCTAAATACAAATATGGATATAATAAAAGAGGAATTGAAATATTTCAATTTAAACCTTTTGATAAATATTATCCAATATTTTATGTAGCTTCAAAAGTAAAGAAAAAATTATTAAAAAATAAAGAAATAATTATAAATCAGTATTGTACTATTAAATTTTTAAATTGGAATAACAAATCACCAAAAGGTGAGATTGTACAGATGGTTGGTCCAATTAATGATATTAATAATAAATATAATATATTATTACATAAATATGATCTATATAAATCTAAACTCAAGTTTAAATTAGAAAAGAACTTCGATAATGACTTATTTATTGAATTATGTAAAGATAAATATGATGATTTAACAAATAGTGGTTTAGAATTTTATTCAATTGATCCATTTGGATGTAAGGATATTGATGATGTATTATCACATGATATTAAAAATAATAGAATAGGAATTCATATCTCTGATGTAAGTACATATATAAGATATTTTGAATTAGATAATATTATATCAGACCGACATACAAGTATATATTTACCAAATAGACAAATAAATATGATTCCAGATATATTAGCAACAGATATATGTTCATTACATCCAGGAAAAAGAAAATTAGTATTTACTATTTGGTTATATTATAAGAATAATGAAATTATTGAAACTAAAATTGAGAAAAATATTATTAAATCAACGAAAGCATATACATATGATGAAGCAGATATTACATTCAAAACCAAACAAATATTTAAATTAAGTAAAGAATTTGGTAAAAAATATTTAAATTATATCAATAAAAAATGGACCACACATGAGATGGTTGAAGTTTTTATGATATTAGCCAATCATTATGTTGCAAAATTTTTAATATTTAATCAAGATAAATTAAAAGGAAATATACCTATAATGAGAATCCACAAAGAAAAAATAAAAAAGATAGAATATAAAAATATTGATGATAAGATGCAAAAAATGGTAAATATATTAAATTCAAATAAAGCAGAATATATAACTAGTGATTTGGTTGAAGACAATAAATATTATCATTTTGGATTAGATATGTATTATTATACTCATTTTACATCACCAATTAGAAGAGAAGTTGATATACATGTTCATAATTTATTAAATATGATTATAAATAATGAGAATTTTATACATTATAAGCCTAATTGCGATCATATAAATAATGTGAATAGTAAAATCAAAAAATTAGAAAGAGAAATAAATAAAATTAAAATATTAGAACATTTAGAATATTGTGAAGATAATACATTTGAGGCATATATATTTGATATTAGAGAAAGTAAAGATAAATCAATTCATATGGTATTATATTTCCCTAGTTTTAAAATATTGTATGATGTTGAAATTATAAATAATCAATTGCTAAATATGCTTGATATTAAATTAGATGAAAAATCTATATTGATAAAGAATAAATTAACATTAAACAAATTAGAATATAAAAGATTTTCATTAATAGAATTAAAATTATACAAATTATTGGATCAAGAAATAATCAATTTAGGTATATTTATCAATGATATTGATCTAATTTTAAAATAATAAATTTGGGTATATTAAATTTTAAAATAATAATAATAAATATATTATATTATTATATATGAGCTGTAGTATTATTAAATGTATCTATAAAGAAATAGAAATTATAAAGAAAAAGATTGAAAAAATTGAGATTGATCAGAATTGTTGTTTAAATAATGTTCAAGATAACACATATCTTACTGAATCTACTAGAATTAATTTAGGTTTACCTGGTGTAAATAGCAAGTATGTTAATAGTAATGGTGATCTTGTTGAATGGTATTTACCAACAATAGGTTCTGGGTTAGTATTGTATGATAAACAGGATATTGGTGTTTCAAAATATTTTATTGATCCAAGATCATTTTCAAATTTATCACCATTCCAAAATATTCAGCAAGGAAAAGTTATGACAGTTATTGAAAATCCAGACATTGGTGTACCAACACCATATTATTTTATAACAACTGCACCTGGTGCAAGAAATAATATAAATAGTATGAATTCAAATCCAACTACATATGAAAATTCGAATCATCAAAAAGGAATTACTCATTGGGATATTAGAAGTATGGTTAATATTACTGAATATGGTTGGTCAAACAATGTTATTAATGTTCAACCTGGTTGGTCACTAATGGATGTATATGATAAATTCACAGTTGATTCATTAATTGAATATGTAGGTGGACATACTACAAAACCAAATAAAAAGAAGAAAACAAAGAAAAAACAGATTGATAGATATAAATTACAATTTGTAATTCCTGTTTATATTACAAGAGATGGATTAAAAAATTTAATAATAAAAAAGGATTTTAATGGTTCTAATAAATTATCGTTGGCTATTGCAATGGCTGAAGAAGCACTAAATTGGTCAAAAACAAGTGGTAAATTTTTGGTAAATAAATATATACAATTTCCAAAAGCATCTGATTTATTTTTACCAATAAAAGAAAAAGATACAGGTTTTTATGACGGTTATTTCAGAAATACAGATTACACAACAGAAGAAGAAACAAAATTATTTCTAAATAATGTTGAAATGGTTGGCGTAATTACAAATGATCTTTTAAAATATAATACATTACTTAGTCCGGATAAATTAAATCAAAAATTACCAAATGCAGTAGAAATGACAGATGCATATAATAATATAATGAAGTATGTTGATAAAATTCCAGATGATGTTTTTAAAACAGCAATAGAAGATGATTTAACAAATGATACATCTATACCAGAAAGTGGTGAATATGCAGTAGATACATTTGTTGCAAATTACGATGGTGATGATACAACACCACAGGGAACAGGGACTATGAGTAATCCTGTTAAATTAAATGAAAATAATGTTAATAATTATAAAATATCATCTATTAATAGTGAAATTGGTAGAGATAGTAATCCAAATGATGAAAATAAGAAAAGGAAAAGTTTAATAAAAATATACCTTAGAGTAACATCAAAATACAGAATTAATAATTAATTATTGAATTATATTCACTCAATAATAATTTATTTTTAAAAATAATTTTAAAAATAAATTTAATGTCGATTTTTTATTTGGTATTGATGCTGCTAGTACACCATAAGTACGTAATAATTATGTGGAAAAACAAGATATTTGGTATAAAACTTTTTTTTACCATACATCTAAGGTAATTAAATTTAATGTCGATTTTTTATTTGATATTGATGCTGCTAGTACACCATAAGTACATAATGATGCATATGGATCTAATGTAGTCATTCCATTATTATATCCCTTATATGTGAGATAAAACTTTTTGTTAATCTTACAATCATCATTAATTTTCTTTTCATTATTTATTAATTTACATAAAATATCATTTGTAGAAGAATTAACTTCAAATCCAGATAACTTTACTGGTACTCTGTAAATTTTACTATTATATTTTACAAAAATTAATCCACCAGATAAAAGTCTAAATACCATTGATATAGTTGATTCAGATAATATATTGTAGTCAGACATTGTTCTATAATTAGATAATTCACGTGAGGAAAATATTAATCTTTGTACTTTTAGAGGTATACCAGTTTTCATATAAATTATATTTTTAAGTTCATGTACATATGTTGTTGGTTCAACTTCTAATGCTAATGTTTTGCCATCAAAATTTTTAAGAAATATTTGCATTTTGAGCTTATGTTATTGTGCTGGTAATATTAAGTTAATTATTTTATCAAAAAATCAATTTTTACCAATATATATACTGTATTTGTTGACGGTGTGCACTTTTTAATTCATCATATTCATTATTCCCTAAATTATTTAATCTATTAAAAAATCTTATTAAATATGTAAAAAGATATAATTCAAATATTGCAGAAAATAAAATTATTACATAATCTATTGGTTTCCAATCATCATCCTCTGTTTTTAGATAACATAAACCAACTGTCTTTATAATAAAAGAAACTATTGATAAAATAGAATATGTTAATATTATCCATTTTTTATAATATTTTGCACCAATTAAACCCAATATAGATATACAAACAGGAATTAGATAAAACGGTGAATAGAATATAAATACAAATGATGCTAAAAAATCTATTACCGTAATAATTTTAACAGTTTTTGCCATTGCATAAATAATAACTACTTTTTGATTTAATTCTTGATAATTATCAGTCATATTTATATTTTAAAAAAAAAACTTTAAATATATAATTATGTATAGTAATATATACAATATAGCTTAAAGTATAATATAATAAAATTATTATGGAAAACAACCAAAATGTTGTTAATATAGATATAAATTATACATCCAGATATGATGATGATAATGATGTTTTAGCTGTAATTTCTGATGATGAATGGTCATCTACTTCTGATGAATCAAAAAGTGATTATATGGTAGTATTTAAAAAGGATAAGTGTAATTATACAATAAATCCATTAATTAATGATAAAAGAAGTCCATATGTATACGATGAAAGACTTGAAAAATTATCAGAAATGATACCAGAATGTTATGTTTGCTTTGAAAAAACAATTGATTATAGTCCATGTAAATGCAAAGCACCATTATGTAATGAATGTTTTATAAAAATTAGAAAACAGGTTAATTTTGAAAAATGTACTATATGTCGACATAATTTTATAAAGTCGAGCATTAATATGATAAATATATATAATCCGTTCTTTTTAGACGATGAATTAGATAATGAACTAGATAATACATGTCCATATTGTTTAAGAATAGATTTCATTATTAAATTTATATTGTTACTTAGTTACATAATATTATCATCCTTCTTATTTGGTAATTTGATAGTACAAAATTATTTATATGATAATACAAACATAAATAAGGAATTTACATATAACTTACTGACATTTGGATTTGGTTTACTTGCTTCAATTGTATCATTGATATGTATGTATACAGTGTATAAATTATTTATTTATTTTATACAGTATTGTAGGTATATATTATTATAGGTATACATTATTAAATATATAAATATATAAATATATATATTATATGGATATAAGAATTATGACAAAAAGAGCAATTAATTGTATTTACGATATAAAAAAATGGAATGAAATAAATATGGGTAATTTACAAGGTGCAAATAATATATTTAAGTTATTATTTTTTTTGACAAATATTATATTTTTTATACCAATTATGCTATATAAAATAACTACACCAATATTTTTATTAACAATTATGGGAATAATTAGTTCAATATTTCATGGACACCAAATATGGTTTGATAAAGGACATCGCCATTGTACAATGTGTTTAATGTGGATTGATACATTTTTTGTTTTCCCTGCAGGGGCTATTATATTGTTAGCATGTTATACTAAGTTACCATTATGGTGGTATTTATTTTGGATACTACCAATATTATGTTGGAGGTATGGTACTGTGTCTTGTGGTCAAAATTTATACATGTTATTACACGGTTCTTGGCATGTTATGGCGGGATTGTTATTTTGGTATGCCCTAAAACCACAAATTTTTATATAATTAAAAATTGACTTACGCTAAACATTCTAAGCAATTTTTATATAATTAAAAATTGACTTACGCTAAACATTCTAAGCAATTTTTATATAATTAAAAATTGACTTACGCTAAACA